ACCGGATGGCCGCGCGATTTTTTCCCCCTCCTACGTGTCGCAATCTCCACCCTCCAAATCCCCCGCTCCCAATCCCCGCAAATTTCGGCCATGTGATTTAAAAATGACAAATAAAGGTGACCAATCACGTCTCGTCCTACGATACTAGATATTTGTGACTTTGGGACCAAGTTGTCGTATAAATGTACGTGCAATGTCATTTTTTCCTTTAATTCAAAATGCCTAAGCGGGACGCCCCATGGCGTACTATGGCGGGGACCTCAAAGGTTTCTCGCTCCGCCAATTATTCACCTCGTGGTGGATATGGGCCGAAATTCGACAAGGCCGCTGCTTGGGTTAACAGACCCATGTATAGGAAGCCCAGAATCTATCGGGCGCTTAGAGGACCTGACGTGCCTAAGGGTTGTGAAGGGCCTTGTAAGGTTCAATCCTTTGAACAGCGTCATGATATTTCCCATGTTGGTAAGGTCATGTGTATATCTGATGTCACACGTGGTAATGGTATTACCCATCGTGTGGGTAAGCGTTTTTGTGTTAAGTCTGTGTATATTCTAGGTAAGATATGGATGGACGAGAACATCAAGCTGAAGAACCACACGAACAGCGTCATGTTTTGGTTGGTCAGAGACAGAAGACCCTATGGCACCCCTATGGATTTTGGTCAAGTGTTCAACATGTTCGACAACGAGCCCAGTACTGCTACGGTGAAGAACGATCTTCGTGATCGTTTTCAGGTCATGCACAGGTTCTATGCTAAGGTGACTGGTGGTCAATATGCTAGCAACGAGCAGGCATTGGTTAGGCGATTCTGGAGAGTCAACACTCATGTTGTCTATAACCACCAGGAAGCCGCTAAGTACGAGAATCATACTGAGAACGCCCTGTTATTGTATATGGCATGTACTCATGCCTCTAATCCTGTGTATGCAACATTGAAAATTCGGATCTATTTTTATGATTCGATCAGCAATTAATAAAATAAGAATTTTATTTCATGATTCTCAAGTACATCATTTACATATGATCTGTCTGTCGCGAAGCGAACAGCTCGAATAACATTATTAATTGAAATAACGCCTATATTGTCTAAGTACAACATGACTAAGCGACTAAATCTATTTAAATACGTCGTCCCAGAAACTCGAAGCAATGTCGTCCAGACTTGGAAATTCAGGAAGGCTTTGTGTAGACCCAGTGCCCTCCTCAGGTTGTGGTTGAACCTTATCTGGACATGATATATTGTGATCAGGGAGAACGGTGGAACCTCCACCTGGTTTATCTTGAAATAGAGGGGATTTGGAACCTCCCAGATAAAAACGCCACTCTCTGCTTGATGCGCAGTGATGGGTTCCCCGGTGCGTGAATCCATGATTGACGCAATTGATGTGCAGGAATATGGAACAGCCGCAGTTCAGGTCCAACCGTCTACGACGAACAGCCCTTCTCTTGGCTCGTCTATGTTGTGCTTTGATAGAGGGGGGCGTTGATGGTGACGAATTTCGCATTATGAAGCGTCCACGCTTTTAGTGATGCGTTTTCTTCTTTGTCTAGGAAGTGTTTATAAGAAGCCCCCTCTCCCGGGTTACAAAGCACAATTGATGGGATACCTCCTTTAATTTGAACCGGCTTTCCATATTTACAGTTGGACTGCCAGTCTCTTTGGGACCCTATTAGCTCTTTCCAGTGCTTTAGTTTGAGATAATGTGGACTAACGTCATCAATGACGTTATACTCCACTTCATTTGAATAGACTCGAGGATTGAAGTCCAGGTGTCCAGACAAGTAATTATGAGAACCTAAAGCACGAGCCCACATCGTTTTTCCCGTCCTTGAATCACCTTCAATGATGATGCTAATAGGTCTCTCCGGCCGCGCAGCGGCATCTTTCCCGAAATAGTCATCTGCCCACCTTTGCATCTCCACTGGGACGTTAGTGAATGTGGAGAGTTGAAACGGAGGAGTCCATGGCTCCGGAGCCTTACTGAATATCCTGTCGAGGTTACTCGATAGGTTATGAAACTGAAATAAAAACTTTTCCGGAAGTTTTTCTTTGATTATCCTCATTGCCTCCTCCTTTGTTCCAGAATTTAACGCCTCGGCGGCTGCGTCGTTAGATGTCTGCTGACCGCCGCGAGCACTTCTTCCGTCGATCTGGAACACCCCCCATTCGATGGTGTCACCGTCTTTCTCGACGTAGGACTTGACGTCGGAGCTGGATTTAGCTCCTTGTATGTTTGGGTGGAAATGGGCAGACCTGGTTGAGGACACCATATCGAATAATCTGTTATTTGTGCAGTTGAACTTCCCTTCGAACTGTATAAGCACATGGATATGAGGCTGCCCATCTTCATGAAACTCCCTGCAGACCTTGATAAATTTCTTATTCGTGGGAGTTTTGATGTTCCTGAGTTGTTCCAGTGCCTCCTCTTTCTTAAGAGAGCACTGGGGATAAGTGAGAAAATAGTTTTTGGCTTTAATAGAGAAAGAACCCTTCCGTGGCATTGTCGTAAATAATGATGTTCCCCCGATAGCTCTCTCGCTCAAAACTTCCTATGAATCGGGGGAACTGGGGGAACTTATATAGTAGAGCTCCTTAAAGCCAAATCAACACGTGGCGGCCATCCGTTATAATATT